TCGACCCCAAACTCGCTTCTATTTTCCGTCAAGCTGCTGACGTTGATGCTGATGAAGAAGAAGCTGAAGAAGAAGAAAAAACAGCAGGTAAAAAAGGTGGTAAAACCGCAGGCAAGACCTCCGGTAAGACCTCTGGTAAAACCTCTGGTAAGAAATCTGAAGAAGTAGACGCTGAAGAAGAAGAAGCTGAAGAAGAAGAAGTTAAATCTGCGGGTAAATCTGCAGGTAAGACCTCTGGTAAAACTTCTGGCAAGAAATCTGAAGAAGTTGATGCTGAAGAAGTAGAAGCTGAAGAAGAAGAAGCTGAAGAAGAAGAAAAAACAGCTGGTAAGAAAGGTGGCAAAAAAGCTTCTTTCTCTCCACGTCCAAAAGTTGCTTCAACAACCTCTTCTGTAAAGACCCTCGGTTCAATTAGCCGTACAGCTTCTGACAGCCGTGACTTAGCAAGCCTTTGGGAATCTGCTCCAGACGTAAGCAAGTATTTTAGATAATCTTTAGTGATGCGGGGGTCTGAAAGACCTTAGCATGACTGTAGATTAGAGTCCTATCTTTTAAGTTTTTTAGGAGGTAGGATAAAAAAAATGTGTTAAAGGCTATTAAGTTTTAATAGTTGTTTAATAAACCTCTGTATGTATGACAGAAAAGGGGATGACACTCATCCCAAGAACTTTAACCTTTCGCTCTCTTGATAAACAGAGAGTACGAGACACATAGGAGAATATCCATGGCTCTACTTGGACAAGCAAGCGGGAATTTCACCGAGAGCAATAGTGCTTTACGCATTATGCACGTCGGTGTTCGTAATACCGTTGGTCAGTTAACAGCTGACGCCTTCACACAAGTGAACCCCGTAAGTGGCAATGCTAACGTATCAACAGCTCCCGGCTTGTTGACAACCGTTTTTGGCGTACTTAGTGGTTCTGTTGCTTTCACCCGTCCTGACAGTGCTTTAGCTGGTGCTGTTGGTGGCCCAGCTAATGGTGCTGCTGAAGATCAAAACCAAAGAGCATTGGGATGTTTCATCAACAATGCTAATGGTAATGCTTACACCAATATCCCCGGTGTTGCTTCTAACAAAGGCCCATACGTATCTGCACAAGGTACTTATGGTAACCGTTTGTATGAAACACAAAACCAAGATACTGGTGATGATCTCACTTACCTTAGCGGTGATGAATTGTTTGCATCTATCAATGGTTTCTTGACCAATGTTGATGCTAATACCAATTGTCATGAAGCCGCTGTTGGTGCTAATGTAACTCTCATGGGTATCGTTAAGATTATCCCTGACTCACTCGCAAGCGAAATCGTTTTCGATCAACGTATCTAAGAAAGACGAGGAGAAATAAAATGACAGCAACAGTTGATAATGCAGTAAAGCAAAGAATCATTTCTGATTACATCAAGACCCCACAAGGCCGTGCTAAATTAGCCGCTTCTATGACACAACCCTTACGTCTTAGAAGAGATTATACCTCCGTTGGTCGTAAGACTTTCTTGGTAGAACAATTGCCAGACGGTGCTTTGCCAATCTATGACAAAGACCCAGATGTAACAGCTTATGTAGTCGGTGAAGAAGGCGAAAACATCCTCGCTATTACCAAACCACGTAGAGTGATTTTCCCTCTCTTTGAAATCGCTTCAAATCCTGAAATTCCTTTAACACAAATTAAGGAAAGACGTTTTGACCTTATCGAGAGAGCACAAGATTTAGCTAGAGCACAAATCCAAGCTGCTGAAGACGAAAGAGTATTTGCTATTCTTGACGCTTTAGCAACACAAGGTTTTGACTCATTAAATGGTCAAACCAATGCCGACATTCCTGTAGTTGCTCCTTTAAATGGTGCAGTATTGGCTGACGCATTTGCTGCTATCGAAAAGCATGACCTCCGTGTAGCACGTGTATTCATGAATGCTCGTGATTATGCTGACGTTAGAAAATTCGGTCGTGACATCTTGGACATCGAAAGCCAAGCCGCTTTGCTCAAGACCGGTCTTCAAGCTACTCTCTGGGGCTCACAAATCATTACTAGCCGTCTCGTACCAGCCGGCACAGTTTATGTTTGTTGCGAACCAGAAATGTTCGGTCGTATCCCAGTTCGTACTGAATTGACCGTTCTCTCCGCTGATGACCCTAAAGCTCGTACAATTGGTTTCAGTGTTTTTGAACAGATTGGCGTAGGGGCCTATAATCCACGTGGTTTAGTTCGTTTATCAGTAACTCGTTAATCGTTCTAAAACCTCGGTAGATACGAGGCGTTTTAAATTAAACCCGACTGAAAAGTCGGGTTTTTTTATATCTACTTTTTAAAAGGTTTTTCACACCGTTTTTTAAATAAATTTGCACCGAAGTGCAAAAAGGTGTATATTGGGGTATCTTTGATGTCAAAAGGAGACTTATGAGAAAGATACCATGTCCTATTAGTGGTGAAAGACTAAGCAGTCTTTACCTCGATAAGAAGTTAAATGATGAGGAAATTGCTCTCCTCTTATGTTCCGAGGGGATTGAAGCAACTAAGAAGCGGGTTGCTACATGGAGAGCAGACTTTGGTGTGGAGACCCTATATAGATGGGAGAGATTTAACCCACCGCCAATCGAAGGCACTTTAAAGTCTTTGTTGATTGGTTCTATGTTGGGTGATGGTCGTATTAGGTTTTCAGGCACAGCTTCTAGCTATGAAGAAAGACACGCCCCCAATCAGTTAGAATATCTTGAGTGGAAGGCTGATGAGTGGGGTGATTGGTCTGCGGGTGAATTAACCGTTGCAATATCACGGGAGTTTCCCTCTTATATCTTTAGAACGAAGGCTCATGGGATGCTTAATGAATACCGAGACCTTTTCTATACCAATAGAGATGGTGGGTGGAAAGTCACTAAGCCTGAGGTAATTGACCTTGTGGATGAGTTGGCTTTAACTATTTGGTATCTTGATGATGGCTGTGCTGGGGGGCATTGGCCGACTATCTCTTATGGGGCAAAAGAAGGTAGTAGAGATAATGCCTACAAGATTTTTGAGAAGTTTAACCTAAACCCTAGGTGGGATAAGTATAAGGGACATGATACCACAGGGTATTTTGTCTTTACCTATGATGATGCGGATAGGTTTATCAATATCATTAAACCTTATGTGCCTCGTTGCATGGAATATAAGCTACACCTTGGTTATATGGGTAAGTTTGTAGTAGAGGGGTCAACTGAGAGAGTAGCTAGGAATAAGGACATCAAGAAGAAGATGACTAAGGAGTTATTGGAGGATTTGGTGAATGCGGGGGAGACTTATGCTAGTATGTCGAAGGAATTGGGGGTGGGTGAGGGGACGATAGGGAGGTGGTTAGTGAAATATGGGTTAAAGACCCAAAAGAGTTAAAAAGGTGTCTATTGGTGTGCTGGGTTGAGGTTTTTTGCTTTACTTATTGAGAACTAGAGTATAATAGTAGGAAGTGTGTAACTTTAACATCTAGGAGCAGTATCCGAATGAGCGACATTAATTTTATTCGTGGCACATATATTCAATTAGAAGCCACCACCAATATCCACTTAGGGAGACTAGAAAGAAACATCTCTAAGGGGGACATCATTGAATATGATGGCACAAACATCAAGTACAACGGACAAGAAACCTCAATGCCCGAATTAAAGTCAGGTGTAAAAAGAGGTTGGTTAAAGGTCGTAGTACCCGCAACACCCGCCCCAACTGTATTGATAGACCAAGCACTAGAAATCAAGGCAAAACAGCAACAAGCTGTGAAGCCAAAGATGGAAGTGCAGAAAGTCTATGATGAAGAAAGAGAAGTGCCCTCTAGCTTGAAGAAAGAAGAACCTGTACAAGCGAAGAAGTTCCCAATCCAAATTGACAGAAGAGAAGACGAATTAAAGGCAATCTCTAAAGTTGAAAGTAAGAGTGGGGCATCAGTGAGTGGACATGATGAGACCGGTGTGATTATGTCTGAGGCAGGTATCAACTTGAAGACCGCCTCCAAGGCAAAAAAGATGGTCTTGAATGATGCTTCCTCAATCGACAGTGAATTGAACAAGTTGGAAAACATGTCATTCCAAAAGAACAAGTTTGCTGTGAAGAGAGATGAAGATGATATTGTAGTGAAGCAAGAACCCGTAGAGGTAGTTGCGAAAGAAGACAATACAAAGGAAGACTTAGAAACCTTGCAAGCGTTGGATGCTAAGGCAACAACAGGTGCAGTGGAGATTGGCAAGGAGACCGAGGGTGAATTTGTGTGGGACAAGACATTGCATTGGCAAGGTCGGGCGAAGTTGGCAGTAGAGAAGTATAAGGACAGTCCTGAGATTTTGGAGAAGATTAAGGGGTTGGAGAGCAAGGGAGTAGTAGACTTGATTAACAAGTTGATGGGTACAGTGGAAGCTCCTGTGGTGGAAGCACCAATGGATGATATTATTTTGGATGGTGGGGATAATTAATTTATTTATAAGGGGATACCTTGTATAGGTTTAAAATACAAGGAGGACACTTATGTCTTTAATGAAAAAGATTGCTTCAATGAGAAGTGAATTAGCAGACCAACAATTTGGAAGTTTTGTTTTGAGAAAAGCCAGTGTTGGAGTAAGTCCATTTACAGCAACCTTATTGGGTAAGATTGCAAGTGGCGTTAAGATTTCGTCTATTGAGAAGTTAGCATTCTCATACAAGGATTTACCCTCACAAGCGAGAAATGGTATTTTCATTGTATCTGCGTACACAACCAAAGTGAAAGAGAATATGGCAGAGGTTACCGTAATTCCTGAAGATGAGTGGTTCATGAATTTGTTAAACGGGACTTATGTTTATGCAGAAGGTGTTGTGAAGAGACTTAAGGATGGGACTCCAGACGATGATGACCCAACCGTTGAACATTCAACCCTGAAAACAGTGTCACTAACTCCAGCCTTGTTGGATAAAGAATTTGGAGCATCAGCATGGCACTCAGTGAGTGCGATGCTTTCTGCTAATTTGAGGGGTTTGGGTTTAAGTTCTGGTTTAACATCTGCTCTTATGGACATGGTTATGAGTGAAGTTAAGACAGAGTTTCTTCATGCGAAGAATGCGAGGTCATTTGACAGTTCATGTTTGAAGAGAGTCGTGGGTAATTCTTTTTGGAAGAGCAATCTTAAGAAGTTCCCCGAATTAGGAAATCAAGCTGAGATGGCATCAGTATTGAAGCAATTTGTTCGGGTGATGAGTTCTATTAGTTTTAGTGAAGTAGTGTCTAACGCTTTCTATTCTGTAGTACCTAAAGAAATGAAATACAAGAGAGAAGGTCGTTCTGTAAACAAGTCAAAGGTAACAGAAGCGATGCAGATGTTTCACCGTATGGGGTTAGATATGGGTAAGATGGAGATGTTGAATGCTGCACCATGGCAAGCGGGTGCTGTGTCAGAGCAATCATTTATGTTCTTACAGGAAGTGCCTTTTAATGTTGCGATGAAAATCAATGCTATTTTGAAGCAAGATGCGTTTATTTGGGGTATTCCAAACAAGGGGTATCCTGTGATGATGTATGCCCCTAAAGACGGTGTGGTACACATGCCAGCGGGTGTTAAATTAGTGGGAGAAAAAGAGTTGGCACATGAAATTGAGACCGCTCAATCAGTATCAATCAATCCCGCAAGAAAAGACTTTTTACAAGTAGATGGTGGGAATCCTAAGCAATTATTCCACATGGTTGAGGTATTTAAGAGCTTATTAGAGCCTAGCAGTGTTGTAACTACTTTAAAGCAATCCTTATCTAAGTTTAAAGTTTCTGCTACTAATGATGGTGAATATAGCGAACACTCTCAACTACCAAATTTTGACAAGATTGTGGGGACATTACCCGCTAAAGAATATCATGACTATATGACAACCAAGTTTGCCTTTATAGGTGGTGAGAATAATTTGGGTATGACATATAAAGAATGGTTAGGGAAACAAGTAAAAAACGAGCCAAAAGATATTGATATTTCAGTTGTTCCAACTATGCACCCAGATGGACATGGGGGTTGGATTCCAAGTAGCAATGAAGCAGACCATTTAAGAATTGGTGCTATGAATGGTGGGGCATTTGAAGCCTATCATTACTTGATGAATATGAAACCTGCCTATAATTATCGCCTAGTAGAAAAGAAATACTCTGTAGGCGTTGGTGGTTCATTTGGGTTAAACTTATACCAAACTGGCTCTACCAAGCATCCATTTGAGGGTAAGCCTTTAGATTTTGATACCGTAAATGGTCAAAGAGAATTGATGGGTCATTTACCCTTCTCAAAGAAACTTTAAGCCAACCCGCTAAAATTTGCTGTAATTTTATTCCATACCTTATCCGTAATTTGCCCCCTACCTTCTTCAACTATAATCTCATCTATTTTAATGCGTTCCACAAAGCGTTTGCTATCTGCAATAGCTTCTTCGAGCTTCTTGCCCTCAGCAATTAAATGGGTTAGCATGGCATCCCTTTTTGCAGTTATCGGGGTGTTATCATAACACCCATAGTAATTGAAACAACTAGGGATGGGATACTTCTCATCAAGTATTCTTCTTCTTTTAACCGTAAGGCTCAGTTCTTCTCTTTTCTTAAGTTCTTTCTTGCTCTTAGACATCTTCATCCTCCCGATTACAAATAGCCTTAATTTGGTTCTTAATTTCCTCTACCTCATCATCCTTATGCCCTTCTTCAAGTTGAGCATTAAAGAAGTTTAAGCCATCTTCCCCCGCCAAATCCTTTACTCTCTGTGTGATATGGGAAATAAGCCCATCCTCAACATAAATCATTTGCTTAATGAAGGGGAAAACAACCGTCTCCCCATTGGCTTTTGTTATAGTGACATCAACGAGAGAGGTTTCCCCACCGGAGCAAA